CAACTAGTTTATCATCTTTGATGAATTTCTTCAAGTCAACAGCTGGTTCGAAGTCAATAACACGTTTACCATCTTCTTCAGTTGCAGTAACTGTAAGATATTCATCGAATTTAACTTCATAACCATCTTCATCGATATCTGTTTTGTTAAGATTCATCAATGCGTTGATTACAGAAGATAAGATAACACGAGTGATATCGAATACGAATGCATTGTTAACGAATTTGTTATTAGTCAATACATACATAAAACGATTCAAGAAGCGTTGAACTTCTTCATCACTCAAATCATATACAGTAGCGATATCTTTAACGCCATCTTCGTCTAATTCAAAACGAGCTTCGAAGGAGTTTTTACCTTCATCATCTACTGCACGTTCTAAAACGATACCAGCAATGAATGTACCATTTTTGTCATTGACACGCAATACTGCTTCGTTTTCAAACTTAGTGTTTGCCAAGAATTTAACTGCACCAAATAGCACAGATTTCAAAACGTTTACAAACTGATGGGAACGTAAGATGATTTGGTCTTCAGCTTTCAAGCGTTCCAATACAGTTTCAATAATGTTTGTTTCTTTAATGTCTTTTACCATGGTTGTATCTCCTTTGCATGGAAAATAAAATATAATACGTGACCATAGACTATATCATGATCACGTATATAATATATTAATATTCTGTAAGTTAGTTTGTAATTTTTTACAAACCAAATCTTGCTTTAAAGTCAGGCAATGCCTCAATCTGGATACCATACTTGAGGGCTTTGTCTACTTTAGAACTACTGAATCCAGCATGAGGAATCACTAGAATATTAGTATCTCTAGTTACACTTGTATCTGTAACGAAATACCCGAGAGGTGCCATTCTCTCTGCTAATGTATCATCTCTAAATCCAGTAATTACAATCTTCTTACGATTATCTACCAGATTATAAGTTCTGACTACATTATTCATTTTCATGATAGTAATGAGATCTTCAGCAAAGACTTCACGTTCATTAAGAATAGTCTCTACTGCAACTTTACCGATCCCTTTTAATCTCATGAGTTTAGATTGCAATTCACTATCAGGTAAGTTTAATACTTCTTCTATCTTCAAAGCATGAAGTACAATCTTCCAAGTCTTAATTGCAATATCTGTAAAGCCAAGAGCACCAATGATATTATAATCATATACTTGCTTTGTCTTTAGTTCGTTTACCCGCTCCATGAACTTCTTACTATTGACATCACCTAAGATTGCTAATCTACTATGTGTAATATTAAGAAGATCAGTGAATGAAGTTATGCTTAGATCTTTAACTGTAGCTTCAGAGAAATCTCTAAAGTTAATCTTTTTAAGCATATCTGCCATCCTAGCAATACCACGACCAATGCATTTAGGATTAGGACATGACACAGATTTGCCACTATAGGACTCTACCAGTAGAGTACCACAGGCAGGACAATTATCGATGAAATCCTCCATAGGTCTTGGATTATTATCGTTCTCTACACAATCATGTCTAGATACATATGGCATTACATCATTGACATAAGTCACATCAATAATATCATTGTATCTTAATGATAATGCTTTGAATCTTTCATATGAATGACCACTTGCTAAGTTATGGACTGTACCATTAAACTCTACTGGGTCAAACATAATCATCGGTGTAATTACACCATTCTTGCCAACTGTATATTGGTAACCACGGAATCTTGTAGATCTAACCATAGCATTGAACTTGATTGCAATACTATACTTATTCACATGATTCTCACGACCAAGTGCTTGAATAATATTCTTATCGGTATAAGATACCACAATACCATCATAAGCAAATGGCATATAAGTTCTAAACCAATCAGCATCTTGGACAAACTTATTTACTTGGAATAATACGTTGCTATAATAACCTTGAATGATTCTATATCTGTTAGGTTCTTTAGTAGCAAAGTATCTATTCATGAATTCTAATTCTTCTATACGACTATTGAAGTCTAAAGAAGTTGCTAATGGTACTAACGTAATGAAGTCAATATAATCTCTGGCATTAGCTGAACCAATAATACCAGCTATTGCAGTTCTCATATTCTTATAAGTCTTACCAGTAGCATTCTGGAATCTAACTAAATCTTCTTTGGTAATGATTGCCTCAAACTTCATACCAATAACTTCGTTATCAGATAACTCATTAGGGAATCTATAACCATATAAGATATCAGTCAAATCTGTAGCTAAGTCAGCATCTAGATCTCCTCGAGTTCTAGCACTGACTACTTTATTATTTACTTCAGCTTCTACAGATAATCCATCATATTTGATTTCTGCTACCATTTCAAATGGAGTTTGATAATTAATCAATCCCATCATGACATGTTTAGCTAAGAAGTCTCTTTCAAATATCTTTACTTTTGGATCTTTATCTACAAAAGCTTTCTTTGCATCAGACTCTAATACAAACTTACACTTATCTAAAGTACCAACTAATTGAGGATATTTATGAGCTGTATCTCTACCTCTATCTGATACTGTAGCATGATTAGATTCTATTGCCGGCTGCCATCTATTCGTTGGAACTTCAATAAATGTATCTCTATATAGAGTATCATTGGTTTCCTTCGGATAAGATACTATAGCTTCAATATAACTTTCGTTACTTGTAGCCTTACCTTTACCTTGGAGCTTAAAATGAACTACATCAGATCCAACTTGGAAGTTAGGATTGTATTTCTTATAAGCTTCTAATAGTAAATCATAAACACCATCTTCTAGTGGTAATACAGATAGATCTGTATTGTTATATAAGACGTTGCTGATACGTAAGATTGTATCAGCATCATCTATATCCTGAATGGTCCAGTTTGGTTTATTTAACAAAACTGAAGTACGTTCATTAATCAATCTTAAATTCTCGTCTTCAAAGACGTTATCAAGACTACCACGTAAGAGAGTCGTATATAGATCTCTTAAAATCATGATTGCCTCCTTATCTATTAAAGTACTTAATACCCCTAGTTACCCATAAGGAATCTGTTTCACTATAACCTTCTGGAGGTTCGCTACTCATAGCTCCTTCCATGATAGCTGGGATACCCGGTTCAACGAAGTTATCATATACTGGATAATATTTACCATTGAATTCCTTAACTGTAATAGTCATCTTAGACTTATCATTCTCTCTTAATGCTTTAAGATAAGAATAGTCTTCGAGCATTGCAGGTGTATAGAAATCTTCATCTGGAATATCATACAATAATGCTTCTTGATACTTCTTCGGAACCTTTTCGAATGTGAGTTTTAGACCAATAGCCTTAAGATATGCATTTACAATCTCAGCAGATCTAGATTTAGCATCTGCAGATAAAGTAATGTCTACATCATTAGGATTCTTAGTCAATAGATCTTTGATAGATCTACGTCCAATAGGAGCTGTACTATAGAGCATCAACATGATTACATTGATATCATCACCAATATGAGTCAATGCACTAATTTCCATTTCCCCTTGTCGGATAGGTGTATTAGTATATACGGGTTTATATAGACCAGCAGATTTATTACGGCTATTTTCACCTTTGTTGTTACTGAAAGACATACTTGTTGCTGAGAACTTTTCTTCCGCATACTGTTTCAAACGACATACGTATTGTTTAGCTACAAGTACAGGTCTTAAAGACTTAACCAATCTAATACCTTGGTTGGAAGAATCAAGCATAGGAGTATATACATACCCATGTCTTGTTTCTGGGAACTCAGCTAGAACTCTTTGTAGAGTTTCAATAGTAACTGGTTCTTGCATTGGTAGAATAGATATAGTAATATTACCATCATCAATGATAGAGTTTAGATACTCCATACGAACTGATGGATTACTATTACTAACAAATGCTTCCATTTCTTTAGCTTGACTTGGACTAAAGAAGCTTACAAATTTTATAATCTTCTTAAGAGATCCATTAGTGTCTTGCTTATTAAGATTACGAACTACAGCGGCTGATGCGGAATTGATTTCCATTTCAAATAACTGAGATGGATTCAAACGATTGACTACAGTTGCTTGGTTGTATTTCATATCTACTCTTTGACCATCCTCAGTTTGAGGCATAAGTTCATCAGGTAAGATATTAGAAATAACACCTTTACCACCATATCGGTTAGTTAGTTTATCACCAACATGGAGTTCATTCTCTTCTAGGATATATACATCCATTTGTAAGTTAGAGTACACATTGCTATCTATATTGAACTTAACACCATCCAAGATTTGTTGGCTTGTATGCATAAGTTTTTGTAGATCGTATCCTAACTCACACTTATAGTTTGCTTGAAGTTTACGTACAGTATGGATTAACTCATCACAGAATCGCTTATTGTCTTGATAATACATATTAAGCTGAGTATTGTAGATAGAGTTCTCCATTAGGTCTGGGTTATTAGTATGGATTTCAATACCAACTACTCGACCATTAGATGTAATCTTCTCATCAGACATATTGATATCTTGAAGCTTATTGAATACTTGAGAGAATAGAGCTTCTTCTTTATTTTCTCGACGTACTGCTGCTAAGATACCTTCTTTGATTTCTTCACCAATATCAGGGATAACTTTATAGATATCCTTGTTGCCATATAAGTTAAGCAAGATATCATTTTCATTGATCATGAATGAGATCTTCTTAACTAGCGGTGACTTGAATCGTTTTGCACAGGACTCGCTAATCTCAATAGCATCTTCAGTTGTCTTATTCTTTGCAATATACATTAGTAAGACATTGATACCATCCATCCTGTTGTTGTACTCATCAAACCCTTTAGATTTTGTAATAACGTCTCCTTTCTCAATAACACTGCCTACGACAAGATTATTTAGAACTGAGTTATTAATCTCATAACCAAAGGATTCTGTAATATACTTATAGTCCAACTTATGAAGGATATCCAAAGTATTGGTTTCTTCATTATGGACGATAAGATAATACTCATGACCTGGGGTCATTGCATATCTTTCGATTCTAGCTAATACAGTCTT